CTCACAGTACGACTGTAATAGTAATGATAACATTATTCCTATTTACAAACAATACCGTGATCCCCGCTCAAGCTTTAAAAGTAGAACCAAAGACAGAAGTACAACTTAAGCAAGAAACCTTAGAGAAGTACAGCAATACTGTTTATAAGCCTTCGGAAATGCTTTCAGACATTGAACTGAAAGAACTACTGTCAGCAGTAGGTTTTGAAGGTAAAGCACTTAAAACGGCTTGGGCCATTGCAAAGACGGAGTCCAATGGACGCCCACTAGCATATAATGGCAACAGGAATACTGGAGACAGTTCCTATGGAATTTTTCAGATCAACATGTTGGGAAACCTTGGTGTTGCTCGTAAAGAAAAATTTGACCTGAGATCAAATGTACTATTATTTGATCCAGTAATAAACGCAGAGATAACGTACTATATGACCAAGGGCGGTACAAATTGGTCAGCTTGGAAGGGTTTAACCCCAAGAGCGAAGGAATTTTATACTAAATTCCCAACTACCTTGAAGTAGGAGAAAATGCGTAGGATACAGCAAGTATCTCAATACATAGCACTTTCTGAAGAAGGCCTTGTTCCTAGACTGGTTTGCCCACTAGATCAAGGTCTTCTTCTTCCTAATCAGACAAATGAAGACGAGGTATACTTGTATTGCCTATCTTGTGAATATAAAAAGTTTATAGGATTTGGTTTTTATGATGAGATTATAAAGACTATGAAGAAGGTCCAAGATGACATGTGATAAAGACTGCCAATGCAACAGCACCCCAATTATTCATATTGATAATATGGGGCGGGAAAAATTTTGGGAAGACTTAGGTAGACCAGATGACAAATGAAGAAAAATCATCAGCATTAGAAGATAACCTACCAATGGTTAATTATATTATGCTTCACCGTATTTATGACCTATTAACAATTATTGCAAATAAATTAGTTGGACCAGAGGATGTATCTAAGATGGTTTCATATCATGAGGAAGGGTACCTTCTTGGACCCGCCCCATCATACTCTGCTCCAACAGAAGAAGACGGGCAGCAAACTTTATTCTAAAAACAGTTGACTTAGAATAAAAGCTATTTTACAATTGAATTGTGCGTAGTTGTAGCATCCCACATGTTCCTACGTACATATATCGCAAGATATGAGAACCCAATCGGATCCGCCTCTGATTGGGTTTCTTGTTATATATGCATATAATATAGGACATATCGGTCATATAGTGCAATTAGTGCGAAAAAAGTGCTTCGGCGAGAAGAGACCCCATTTCAACATCTTACACATTTCCTGTAATACCCCATAAAAATGCCCTGAGAGGGTTTTAAGGCCCTAACAGGGTTATTTGTTACCTTCGGTATACATCCACCCTTAAAAGGGCGGGAGATAAAAAGTTATCCCTTTTCACCATTATATAAAGAAACACTATCCATAAGAGTAACTTGTCTATCTGTAACATAGCCACCTGATTTTTCTAATTGATCCAAAGCTGTTGGTTCATCCTTAGCAAGGACTTGAATTAACATTTCAACTTTATATGTGTAGCAAGTGGTGTTTTCTACTTCTGTTCCCGCTTTTTTTGTAGCCATTATTTATATCCTAGTCAACTAGTTTTCAAGTCTTTAAGTATTCTTGAAATTCTTTCACAATCTTCATGTTTCCAATCAATGGTGCATCTTCCATCTTCTACATTGTCACATCTTTGTAATTCTACTGTAAGATAATCTATGAACCATTGCATTGCCGCCGTTGCTTGATCAATATCTGAACTATAATACGTTTTCGTAGAATATTTTCTATCTGTGATCCGTCTGGCTATTTGATCTATATAAAGCTTTCTCATAATTCCCCCTATATATTCTAGTCAACTAGGATATTAGATTTTATAAAATGTTAATATAATATTTTTTTTAATACTTCATCTGGAAATTAGATTTTTAGCAAACCCCCCCCTACCCCCCTTTTTTTAACTTAAAGGAAAGTAGAAGAAAGTTTACCAAGATCGCTATGCATTACATCTGGCATATTGAGTTCTTAGTGTAACCCCCGAAACCTTTCCAATTGTAACATGAGATATTTTTGCAGGTCAATAGCTTTCACATTTTAGAAAATGTTAATAGGATTTTATTATGTATGATACACACTATAAAAATGTCCGAATTGTCTAGTTAGTGCCCCCATAAGTGACCCTTATCACATGCTTTTTTGCAATTATTTTTATAAATGTCCTTAATGTCCGAATTTCGATTAGATTTTTGTCAGACCCCCCATGTAGAGTAAAGGTATTAGATAAATAAAAGAAAGGAGTTCTAAATGAACTCAATACATGAAAACAGAAACTCTCTAGAAACTAGAGAGCAACTACTAGCAAGACTAGGAGACGCTATCTGCTCAGAGTGCAGATACCTAGCAATACACCAGACATGGTGTTCTAAATCACACTCTAACTAAGAGCGTGTCGCTACTATTTGTCAGCCCTATCCGCTACAATTCCTACTATAACCTACTAACGAAAGAAGAACAGACAATGACTATCACTTACTCAATTTGGCAAGGCTCTAAACTAATCTCTATTGACAATGTGGCGCATGACCCTAAAGCGATTGACCACCTAATCCAATCTCTTAACGCTAGCGAATTAGGCAAGGTTAAGAAGTTCACCGCTAATGTAATGTCTATCAAGGTAGGAGAATAATAAATGACTAAATGGGACACAATACAGGCAGATGTAAGCGACATGTACGCACACCTAGAAGAAGAAGAGGCACTTATGGAATGGGTAGGAGAAGAGGACGACATGTTCGGCTTTACTAAGGCTATTGAGATTGACCACTTAACAGATGAGCAACTAGATGAGGTCTTTAACATGTTTGGAGATAAGTAAATGAGTATTAGTGGCTTAGTGTTTCGTATTAATGACTATGGCATGGAGTTAGATAGTTTCTTAGGGGCTATCTATCTACCTTGGCATACTATTGCCACCGCCGTTTTTATTACTGTTGTTTATAAGATTTATAGAATGAGGTTAGATAAATGGTAGTCCTATTGTGTGCCATGGTAGGTTTTGGCTTAGCGTATTTAATCGCTACTAAAGAGGTAAATAAATGAAAACAGATTTCGAGAAAGAATTAGAGATAAAAGAAAGCTACGACGCTATGTTAGATGAATGCTATTCACCCGTAAAGATTGGATACGCTACTTTCACCGCCTCTGAAATTCTTTTTAATTGTGATCCTGTTATGTACCATCAAGGCCTTTTAGATTATCAAGATAGTCTAGAAGAATAGCGGCGTGTCTCCTTGACAATTCAGGGAGACCGCCCCCATCTTTTGTGGGCGTTATCCACAGGGGTGATTAAGACATTGTGGATAAACACCCTTGAAATTTGTGACGAAACTCACACCAAATGGATTAGGATTTGTCGGTGTATTGTGATAGGCTTTCGTTAATCAACGAAAGGAAAACTTCATGTGCGATACTTGTCACGCTATTGAAAACGGAATAAATTGTTATTCTGTAAACCCATCTAATCTATGCGATAGTCACTACTTTGACTGGCAAGAAGAAAAGATGTATTGGGAATTAGACCGCTCAACGGAAGGACTTTATCTATGAGCACTTATGTATCTGTAAAATCAGTATGCGGTAACGCATCTGCATCTATTGACATGTATGATTTAGAATTAAATCAGCATGGTGTTATCTGTTGCGATAATTGCGAAAGCATTGTGTTATGCCGTGAGGCGTGGAATTTTATGTATAAGTTGGAGGTAAATAAATGAATACAGATTTGTTAAAAGATGTCGCATCTCTTGCGAAAGAAAAGCATGGCGATAATTGGCTTGCGTATCTTTGGGGTGCATCTCAAGTTTTGCTTAACGAAAAAGATGTGAAAATTATTTTAGAAACTTTGCAAGATAATTAAATAAAAGTGGCGTGTCGACTTGACAAAGTCGGCAGCTGCCCCCAAAGATGTGGGGGCTGTGGATAACTTAAGTAGACCTGTGGAAAACCCCTGAAATTTTGTGAGATTTATCACATGACTTGAGCGTCTCAATATTTGGAATTACTGGCTAGTAATTAGTTTATGTCAGTGGGTTTTGGTACAATACTCTTATCAACAAACGAAAGGCGGACACCATGTCAGCAAATGTCTATACAATCGAAAGCCTACTTGTAGGAAAAACCTATCGCTCAAAGTCTTTAACTGGAGAAATCATTGACGCAGAAAAGTCTGATGATGTCTGGTATGCAGATTGCGATACTTATAAAGTACAGGTGCGACCTCATTATTCAGCACCGCTAAACCTCAAAGATACTTATCGTTATTTGGCAGTAAAGATTTAACGGGGATCGAAACAGGGGCAGTTTAGGGGAAGTCCTCGCCCAATGTCGTAAGTAAGAATCCTCACACAATTTGTCAGTGCTAACTGATACAATAACTTAAACAAACAAACGAAAGGAAAACTATAAATGGGAAACTTCTTAGATGTATTAGATGAGGGAACTATCTCCGTCATTGTGTGTGATGATTGCATGGGTTTTGGTGCAATTTTTTGGGGAGATGAAAACTCCTATGATGTAGAGCCATGCGATTGCGTAACTGACGAAATTGGAGATTACTAAGATGTATAAGATTACTTTATCCTATGACGGAAATTCTGTTCGCTGGAGTGGCGACTATGATGATGCATTGGAAGCATTTACCGCATTTGCTAAATTTACTGATGTTGGATTTGCTAACGAATACTCAACGATTAA